TCTTCTGCCATAATTACTCCTAATTATATTGCAAATTGATTAGATTTGCTTAAATTTAAACTTGCAGGTATCACCTGTAAGTTATCTTGTACATGTAAGCCACTCACTAAATCTCCATTAAGCGGGATAATATGGTCTACATGGTACTTAATGCCTTCAATCAAACTACGTCTCGTAGCTTGTTTGTATATTGTGTTTATTTCTGTTAAATCAGCCCAAATAGGGCATCTAGTTTTTATGCCAGCTCTTCGTTTTGCAGAAAGGGCTGTAATTTTAGATGTATTAGCTTTATTATATTGACGTTTTTTAGCGTTATTTAATTCAACATTTTTCCACCAACGTAATCTTCTAGATATATTACTTTTTTCTTTTTTATTTTGAAAACAATTTGGATTTAACCATTGTTCTTTATAATATCCAGATTTTAATAATGGTCTTTGTAGTAAATAATGAGAAAACACAAATGAGTCTTCTCTTATATCTCCAAATTTTAAGAATTTTCCTGTATTAGGATTGATTCTTTTCATTATTCAATATATGCAGGAAATTGTTTTGCTGCATAGTCCCAGGATTTAATTTTTGCAATGACCTCGGTAGCTTGACATATAATAAATACGACAACACCATCGTTTGGATCATCAGATGCCGGTACTGTAAATCTATCGCCGCCAAATTTAATTACGCGTACAATATCTCCAGGTTCTGCCCAAGGACCCTCTGGGAAAGGTTCCATGGTATTTACATCTTTATAAGCTAATGGTCCAATTTGAATGACCTTAGCAATTGTTTCGTTCCAACGCTCTGTAGATTTTGTTTCAGAGGTTAAAATAATTCCGCCTTTTGATTTGGCTTTTTCTTTTCTTAATTGTACAAGGATTCTTGATCCTTTTAATTCAATTCCAGGGTCTGCTACTGGAAATGCTTCTGCTTCTGTTCTTAAATCTTTACCGTTTGTAAATACATCACTCATCGTATCTGTCTTTCTCTTCCAATTCTGAAAGAATGTCGTTAATAATCTGTTTAGCTATTTTTAAACCATCTGCTCGTCCCACTAGACGTTGGTATTTGTTAAAATCACCAGCATTTCCTGAAACTAATGCTTCTGCTATATCTTTTTGTGTTTCTTCTATTCTTTGCAGCAAATTTGTCGTTATATCCATATCGACCTCCTATATTACTAATTACACGCAAAATATAGGAAAAGTGCCCTAAAAAGGGCACTTTTTTACTCTTCCTCGAACTCTATGATGTTTTTAGGAGCCGGGTCTATAAAGTCTGCTATTTTACATAACGCCTGAATAATCAGATCTAAAAAACTAGCAATAGATGCTCTGACATGATAATCAATTGCTTGAATAGCATTTAACATAATATTTTCCTTACCAAGCTTGTTTTGACTTGAGACCGTTGCTTTTAACGTTTTGTTTGTTAGCATATTCGTTCTTTGGTGCTAACTTGCTACCGGATGGACCAGAGTTGATATCTCTAGTACCTTTTCCAGAAGCCATTGCGTTGCCAGGTGTGCCAGTCATCTTGTATTTCTTACGGAATCCTAATTCGCCTTCCATATTACTCTCCTTCTGATGGTTGTTGTTGTGGTTGGGGTTGTGCTTGCATTTGCTCGAGTTGACGTTGATGGTCAGCTTGAGCAGCTTGTTCGTCTAATGATGCTTGATGTTCACGTGCATATGCTTCGCGCATGTGGTCTTTATCCGCTTCTTGGGCTTGTTGTGCGGCTTCCTGTTGCGCTAAAGCCATTTCAATCTGATGAGAGCGAATCTTGTGTTCATTTTCCATTTGAGCTTCTACTGCATTAGCATTTTGAGCAATCTCAGCTTCTTTTTGTTGTTGACTTAATGCAACACCAGCTTTGATGTACTCAATACGCTCTTGCGCCGCGTTATTAACGTTGGCAAGTGCAATTTGGTTAGAGAGCTTATCTTGTTCTTGTTTAAACTTAACTTGGAGGTCAGCAATCTTAGCTTGCATCTCTTGAAGTTTTTGTTGGTAATCCAATTGTTGTTTTTGTTGATCAAGTTGGAAGCGAGCTTGCATTTCTTGTGTCTTACGTTGTGTTTCTGCCATTTGTGTTTGTAATAAGACCTTAGCTGTTGGATCTTGTGTGGCATCTTGTTGTGCTTGCGCTTGTTGTTGAGCTTTTTGTAACAATTCGTTGATCGCACCTTGGAAATTGCCAAGTTGTTGTGATGATTGTGAAGAAATTAATTGAGCAGCGAGTGCCAATGCTTCCTGAGCATCACGATCGAGTGGTTTTTCTTCATGAAGTTTAAATGCATCTTGACCACCTGCAGCATTTGCAACAGTTTGTTTCATAGTTTGTAAATAATGCAGCGTTAAGTGTTGTTTAATGTGCTCTAGAAGCGGTCCTACAAGTTGTGGTCCGATTACAGGGTTAGCTCCATACATAGGATCGTGTGCGTAAGCTAAATGTACCTTCAAATGAGCAATATGATCTTGATCTGGGTAAGCAGCGGCTGCTCGGCCCATAGACATGGACACATTTTCTAGCGCTGGGTTTGATTCTTTGATGCCTTGTGGGTCTGGTAACACCTCATTGATGTTAGGCACCTTCATACGTTTTAAGATTCGTTCATTGATCTTACGTAAGTCGTATAATTGTGGGAAAGATGTTGCCATTTGTAACACAGCTTGGTCTTGAGCCAAACGTTGAGTCTCTGAAAATATATTTGGATCAGAAACAGGCGATACATCGTCATTATTTGCAAAATCTCTAACTAAAATCTCTTGGCCAGAGTTGTTGTTCATCTCTGGTAAGTACCAGTGATTGATTCTTGCTACAATTTGTAGCGTTTTTTCTTGTGATCTATGTAATCGAGCGTGAATTGCTGAAGCAACTTTAGAACCTTGCTCAATTAATGCTTGAGTTGTACCTACTGGCGCGTTTGCATTGATGTCGCCAATTTTTTCTTCGGCTGTAGTGACCACACCTTTAGCGGCGTTCGTCAACCAGTCAAGTAAATTGTATAAAACGTTAGATGGAGCGTTGAATGGCATTGGCATTGCAAGTTTTCTAACATCATCAACGCCAGGAGCGCCTTCAATTTCTACAACTTGGGTCGGTTCAATGCGATCTGACTGACCAGAGATACGACCGCCTTTGAGTTTGAGCAGCGTTTGTGAGTTATTAATGTGCGCTGCGTCTAATAGAGCTCGCAAAGCGCCTGTTAGTGCGGCAGAAAGTCCACCAATCAGGTGCGGTAAGCCGATTCCGTATGCGCCGCGCCATGGGATGAATTTAAATTCCACCATCCAGTCAAGTTTTGCGAGTTTTTCGTCATTCTCTTCCCAGTTACGACGGAGTGATAGCACTTTCTCAGTAGCTTCGTCAATGGTAAGAATGTATGGAGCGCGTTTACCCTTGGTTTCTTTGTCAGATTCCAAGCGTAAGAAGGTAGTAATTTCGTAAATACGACGGATGCCGTCAATATTTTTGTCTGGTTGTGAAATACCTTCGATTTTATCGTTGGCATTTTTAGATTGTGATGCTTCTAATTCGTTAAGATCTACAACAGTGTCTGTAATTCCATCAACATCGATGTACAAACCTTGTTCGATACGTTGTTTGAGTTCATCTTCTGTGATATCTTGTTGTTCTGTAACACGAGCAGCTTCATAAAAGTTAGATGCTTCGTATGGTAAGAAGATATTATCGATCGGTACCCACTCACAAGTAGGTCTTTGTTTCTCACTGTCGTATCTCCATTTGAGATATTGTGAACCACCGAGAGGGATTTGTGTTAGAAGTTGTTCCATCTCATCGCGATACTCTGCAATTTGATGATTGAACTGCCAGTTCATGAATTCAGACTTGCGATCTGCACGTTCTTGAATCGTATCATGGACTGCACCATAGATTTTAGATTTAACTAAACCATCTGATGGTAATAATTCTTTTGATGATGATGCTGAGAAGTCAACGCATGCTTCTGCAATGACAGGGTGCACAACTTTAGACGCGCCATCGAATGTGGCACCACCTGGAGCATCGTGACCTAAACCTGAACGACGTAGACCATCTTCGTATTGTTTGTCGCGGTTCTTTCTTGACTCACGATCAACTTCAATAAACTCCATGTAATCTTTAGCGATTTCATAAAGCTCTGATTCATCCATGTCGTCTGCCATGTTCCCATAGAACTCGGCATTATTCATAGGTCCTACTTTTTCATCCAACATGATGGTAGCACTACCATCATCATGCTCCATCACTTCTTCTGATGCAGTCTCTTGCATTTCCTCCATAGGAAGTTCTAGCTCTTCTTGATCTTCTGATCTCAAGCCGTTAGTGGTGGACATATTAGGATTCGTGGGCATTGCTGTTCCTTTTTACTGGATCTTCTTTTCTCTTAGAAGCTAGGATATACGCTTTCATATCTTCCACAGAGTATGGACGTTTCTTTCCTTTGACCTTCTTACCTTTTTTAAGATGAGGCAAACCGGCCTTTTCTAAAAGGATCTCTTTAGGGGTTTTTAGGATTTTTGTGGGCATATAATTCTAATTACACGCAAATTTGAAGTTTTTGTCCCCTAATTATGCCGCGTATGGATTATATCTTTTTTGCTTGGCTCGATCATCCGAATACTCATAAACCCGAGGTGGGAGGGGATCAATGTTGATCCAACCCGAATCTCTTAAGACTCGCAAGGCTTGAGACAGTGCATCCACATAGTCGTCATGTCCGTCACCAATACCAGCTTCAGGGAACACACAGACCTGACGGATGAAACGTTTAGACCACTTGGCTATGTCTCCAGGGATCTCAGGATCTTCTGGAATGTAGACCTTACCTTTAGCGATAATCGGAGCCACGATATTAAGACGCTGGACTTTATCTGCACGTCCTGGATTATATGCTCGAACAGGTACACCCGATTGTTGGAGTTCTTGGACCAATGAGATCCCAGCGGATTTGTCTTCCATAAGAATAAGATCCGCTTTCTTGCCTTTTGCAAAAGTATTATCTGCCCCGTACACAACTTCTTTAA